ACATGGTAATCGGCTTCGGGGATTGTTTGACTGATTCGTAAATCGGGCGGGGTAGAACGTCGTGGTCAATCGGGAACCAGGGAAACCAATGTTCTTTATATCCTCTCAATACGTCGGGCGCAATAACCCAAGCATCCATGAGGGTTATCAGCGCGTCGGCCTTGAAGTTTGCGGAATGCGCCGCCATGATGTCGTTACCGTATGGGTGAAAACCTTTTCCATACACGTTGATACCATTCCAATTTATCGGCGCGCCGTCATGACCGTAAAAAGCGGACACTGCTATATCATGACCTAAGTTTTTTATTCTGTGGGCGAATACCCTAGTTTGATTTCCATATCCCGTAAATGACCAGGGGGCGTTAGAGTGCCAAACGATTCTCAATTCATGCGCTTTCTATGGGCGGGCGATATTTCTATCGCCCGCCCATAATAATCCTACTTGCCCATCACGTAAGAGAATGAAACAACGGTCACGGCGTTAGCCGCGCCTTCGTTATCCTCTTTGACGCCAATCCAGTGACCACCCTCGACAAAGGCGGTAACGAGCGTGCCTTCGTTCGGAGTGTTGGCGTCGAGAGTACCCGCAAAACTGGCAATCGTGCCAGCAATCGCAGTACCAGCCGCGCCCATGTCAACGAGATATAAGCCAGTGGTGGCGGCTGCGCGGGAATGAACGTTCGCGCCAATGACGGTAATTCCACCGCCGGCAGCGGGGACTTCAATCAAGGTCGCGTTTGCGTTTGACAATGCGCCGATACCTGCGCTGTACATATTCACATCAAAAGAGTTAGCCATGTTTCACCTTCCTTATGAAGTACCGTCGGGACTGTCAGCGGCAAGCAGGGCTTTGACGCCGAACTTCGGACGCCAGACGCCGTGAGCGTAAACAGCCGACATATTCAATTCCCAACCGCGCCGTGAAGCGTCGCGTTCGGGTTCGATACGCGGAGCGCGGCGGACATCAAGCGCGAGGGCTTGCGGGCTAAACATCGCGGCGTATGCGTCCGTGCCGCTGGTAACTGCAATGTTCAATGAAACGAAGATGTTGACGCCAGAGACAGAGCCGACATAGAACTGCCCGACAATGCTATCCTGCAAGGCGGGGGCATTGGTCACAGTCGCGCCAGGGGCAGCGGCTTTGCCGAGGTAGTGCCACTGTTCGGGACGGCAAACAAAGGCGTAGGGGGCGGGGGCGTTCTGTGCGCGGAGTTTGGTGAGCATAGCGTAAAAATACGCCCAAGTCGCCACGCTGCCAGCCGTTCCGACGGTTCCACCCGTCAGGCTGGTAAAGTTACCGAGCAGGTCTTTTTCGATTTTTTGCCCGACTGCGCTACCGAGTTCCATAGCCGCGTCGCTGCGAACCATGAACGGGTCGGATTCGAGCCGCTGGTCAGTCATGAAGAATTGCGCCCCGACTTCGGCGGGGGTCAGACTGGACAGAACGGCGGGGGTAAACGCCTGTGAAGTGAGGTCGTCGGTTTCCGCTACGCTCTGGATGGTCGCAGTCCCATATTCCGAATTACTGCGAACCGCCATGCCTGCGCGGTCATTGAAAACGGTGACGAGGTTCACCATCAGATTATTGTCACGAGCGACCAAAAGCGCGTCTTGCCAAATGGTGTTGACATACGAACTAATGTCCGCATAGGTGTTGAAAGCCATGATTTTATTCTCCTATGGTTTTTCTACGAAGAAAACGCCTCCGCCATTCTTTGACGCTGCTTCCGCATTGAAAGGATTGTTACCAAAGTTATACAGTCGTGCGCGTCGTTGCTGGTCGGTTTCTTTTTGCTCACCGCCTGCCACGTCATTGGCTTTGAGGTTGGATTTCTTCTCGTTTTGTTTTGGCAGATTTGCGGCGAGTTGCGCGGCGTCGGCTTCGAGTTCTTCTTCGGTTTCGCCTTTGAGCCTGTCTGCAAAAAATTCAGGGAGTTGATATTTTGCTGCCACTTTGACGCGCAACTTCTCAACCCGTTCCCGCTGCAATTCGCTTTCAAGGTCGGCGGCGCGTTTCTGCGCTTTTTCAAGTTCCGACATTTCCGACTCTTTGCGCTTCGCTTCGTCTGCCTTCAATCGTTCGAGTTCTTTGCGTTCTTTGTTGTACTGCTTTTCAATCTCGCGCAGTTTGTGGATTGTCTCCATTGCGCGGGCTTTGTCAAACGTTTCGCCTTCTTGACCTTCGGCGTTGGTCTTTTGGCTATCGATGACGGATTCCAGTGCCTCCGCTGCCTGAGCGTCGGCGGGCGTCTTGCCCTGTTCGGAAGTTTCTGACATTTGTTTTATCCTTTCGCTACAAAATAAAAACCGCACTCTTGTCCATCTAGGACACAAGCGCGGCATTTCTGCGGGGCTATTGTTGACGGTATTTTACCACTAATTATCAATAATTTTATTTCCGCCAAATCCATACCGCTTTTCAAGGTAGCGGCATATCATCATCAATGCGCGGTAAATGACTAAGGCGAATTCCTTGTCGTCTGTCATTTTACCAATTCTTTCAACGGGACTTCCACCCGCATTTTTCCATATACATCATTCTCGTATTCTTTAGATAACTGCGATAAATCAAACTTGCCAGCCATCCAAGCGTCGTATTTGCCCGCTCCCAATATCTCACGCTGTCGGGCTTCGGGCTGCGCTTCAAACCACTGGATTCCGCTTTGTTCAATCGGATTACCGAACGCTTCAATGTATGGAAGCATGGCGCAACGTCCGTTATGATGATCGTTCAATATTTCGTCAAGCGGGTGAATTGTACCGTGTTGGACTATGCAAGATTGACAAACGGTATCGTCCAAAGTCGCAAACCATACCCAGCCATCCAACACGCCAGACGCCTGATAATTCGCCTGTGCTGCCACCCGACTGGCGTACAGTTGCGCCGTTCGTGCCATTCGCAGGGCGTCGGTCAATCCACACCCGAAAGCGTCTTGTATAATGCTGGCGGTCTTGCGCGGGTTATATCCAAGCGCGACGGCTTCGAGCAATTTCTCCCTAACATAATCCGCAATGCTGCCCGCCAATAAATCAATGCGATTATAGAGCGGACTTCCTTCTTGCAAAAATCCTACAAGAGCCTCAAACGAATCGGCGGGTAGGTTGCCAAGTTGCGCGGTTATCCCCGCCTGAGATAATAATGTTTCAACCAATGCCCGCGCCTGTTCATCGCTCAGGCCATAGGACAATTGCGCCGCGTTTACTATCTCGGTTTGTAGGTAGGATTGAAATCGGGTTATTTCTTCAATAATCTGCCGTGTCAGTTCATTATATCTTGCGAGTTTCAACACCTGCGAAGTGGTCGGATTTTCAAGGCTTGCAATCTCTAATACCAGTGCTTCTATCTTGCCTTCAAGTGTTTTGTAAATTCGCTGATACGCTAATACAATCCGCTCTAATGCGGCTTCGTCTAACGCCTCTAGCGCGTCCTTGAATTCCTGCGCGAGTTTTACAACGTCATCAGCCATTATTGCCCGCGTTGAAAGTTACGCAAGAGCATACTGCCTAAAGTTTGCTCTTGTCCTTTTTCGGCTAAAAGCCGCTCTTGAATATCATCCCACGTCAAGCCGTATCTGTCCGCGTATTTCTCGAAAACCGTTTGCTTGTCCACAATCCCCATATCAATCGCGGTTTTATCAATCGCCATTTCATCTGCGACATTGACGGGCAGACTGTCACCCCATACCACCTCGCCAGGGCGGGAATTCTCGCCTTCCCATCCGCGCATGATAAGCAGTCTGCGGTTTATCTCTGAAAATGCTTCGCTGTATAGTTCCTGTTTTGTGTCAACTTTTGCCAAACTGTCGGCGTAAAAAAGGCGTAAACCAAAATTCGTCAACTGCCCTACTTTATCCTGTACGCTGCTAATATCCACCTGTCGGGTAAGGTCAAAAATCGCCTGCCGCAAATCGGCGGCAATGGAGCGTGACGCGCTAAGGTCGGATTGCATTTCGAGGTTGTTTATCTTTCCGTCAGGGCTTGAAATTGTAACCATTTCATCCGCGCCCCACGAAGTCTTATCCGTCTTTGTAAATCCGCTGCCCCATGTTTTCGGGTGTGCATGGTATCTGGTAATCTTGACGTTATTGGACTGGACAAAGTTATACTTGTCCTGCGCGTTGATTACCTGCCCGATGTCGGACATTCCATAAACAGAATGAATTGACGGTAAATTTTTCCAATGGTGGATGGGCGGGAATTCATAGGGAAATTCCTCCGCGCTGATTTTCACCCACTGGTTGTAAAATTCAAACTCTTCGACAATCCATGTATCCCGCTGCTGGTTGTCCTCGAAGTCCTGTTCATTCGCCCGCCGTGTAACTTCCTTGTAGTTCATCTCTTTGCCGTTCTTGGTGTACACATATTCCATCACGTATTCCATCACGCGGCTTTTATCGCGCGGGTCAACTACAATCCGCATGAGTTTCGGGTCAAGCAAAACAAGGCGCGGATAGGTTGCGCCGCTAAATGGGTCAGCGATTCCGTCGTGGATAATCTTCAGGTACGGCGTTCCAAATAATGCGCCGTCTAGTGCGGTGTCATGCAGTAAAATGCCGCGCTTGTTGACGTTCCAAACGTTATCAATATATTCCGCCTTATCCTCCTCGCCTTCGGGGAAACTGAATTCAACTCCACCACCCATCAGCATCGAGACAGCGCGGTCAATGGACAAGCCAAGCCAATTCAGCGCAACGTTATCATCAGCCTGTCCCATCTTTGTCTTGAGTTGGGGCGGGTGATAGCCTTCATAATACCGCTGTACTTCGAGCATTTCTTTTAGTTGCGCGGATTGCAAATAGCCCGCGATTTGTTGCGCCAGCCAATTCCCTGCTGTTTTAATTGGATTATACATTTCGTTTTTCCTCAATTATAAAACGGATTTTCAAATGTCGTTATTCGGGCATCGTCTAATTCCGTCAGCGCCCACACCTTCGCATCTAACCGATTAGGCGAAGCGTCGCCAACCATCCAAAGACACAATTCATCTTCCAACTTTGCAAACGCGCCTACATGATGATCTCTGCCTTGCTCTGAGATTGCCGCTATCGGTTCGGCGCGGGTCGCCTTGCCTCTCGACGCATGTACGCGCTTTACTGGCACGGTCGGGTCAACCTGTTTGATTACCGCTTCCACCATCTCGCCGCCGTTGTTATCCTCTGCCACAATTAGATTAGCCTTGTATTTATGATATGCGGTAACTGCTGCGGTAGCCCATATTTGCGGGCTGCCCTGTACACTGTCGTCTGCGAGTGTGTAATAATCCTCACCCGCCCGCCCTGCCGTTATTATACCTGCTTCATCGCCTCCCGACGTTGCGGACGGGTCAACGCCGACGACAATTCTCTCCAGCACGGGCGCGGATACTACACGGGCGCGGTCTATGTCGGCGCGTTTCCATAATGCGCCAGGGGCTTCGTCTAAATCCTCTGCCATGATTTCCATGCGATATGCAACGCTTGTCATATCTTGCGCCAAGTCGGTTAGTGCGTCATGGCTGATGTACGGATTATCAAACGAGGTAAATTTGAACGCAGCCCACCTGCCTGTTGTATCCGCTGCCGCTCGCTTGAACATCTTTGCGGCGTTCTGCGGGTCGCTCGCTTTTGATACGCTTCGGCTGTGCAGGCTGGGCGGGGTGTAAATAAATATCGCGTTTCCGTTATTGTCTGCGAGCATCGGAGCGCCGACTGTATTCCATGCGTCCTCCGCTATCAACTGAAATTCATCCATTATCAATTCATCGGCGTAATCACCGCGCAGGCTGTCTGCGTTCCATGCGGTCTTTGCTCTTATACGCTGTTCTGTCCCCGCCAGTTCTATGATGTGCTTCGTTTCATTGCGATATAAATATCCTGCGTCAATCGGGGCCTGTAAGGCTCTATTCACGGATACCCAAAAACGGTCTACCTGTTCCTGAGTTGGCGCGGCGTATAAGATGCGCCTGCCCTGTAAAAACTTCTCTACCGCATAAATTGACGCGCCGACGGTCTTTCCACCCCGCCGCCCTGCCCTGATAATCTTGCGCGGGGCGGGGTGGGTGATGAAGGCAGTCTGCTTATCATGCGGCGTCGGTAGGTGGATTTCCACTCGGCTTGTCATATATCACCACTAATTCTACTTTCTCCCCCCCGCTGGTCACGTCCACTCCCTGCATAACCTTCCCCGCTATCCTGTCCAGTATCGCCTGTTTATCAGCCGACTGGCGGCTTGTCGTCATGCTGCGAATCATGGCGCGGAAGCGGTCTATCTGTTCGCCAGTGTTCGGGTTGGTGATTTCCTCGCTCAGTACGTCCCAGATAAGAGCCAGCAGGATTTCCTCCGCTTTCTTTTTGTCGGCGGGCTTTTTA